GACAGACGTCTTAGGACGTCCGCGACCTAGAGCATATTACGCTTGTTACTCTCTAGATAAAGAGATGGAAGTCCTAGTCATTGGCATGAGAGACGGATCTATGATCCAGTACGATGGAGTAGACCCAGTTCTATGGGATATCTTGAAGAACTCAGACTCCACCCACGATTTTATTACCCTTTACTTAGATGGAGCACCTTGGAGTAAGACTGACTACTCAAATCTCCCCCGCAAAAGGCCTGATGAGTTCCAGTTTGGATCTGGCCTGTAGTACTGTAGGATTGCACTATCAACTGAGGGGATCTCATGACTACGCTTGTTGCAATCCAAGGTGATGGCTGGTCTGTTATAGGTTGTGATTCCCGCGCCTCTGATGAAGATGGTCGCTATATGGAACTTGCTACATCTAAGATTGTTAATAATAACGGTGTACTGATAGCTGTCTCCGGCGCTTCTAGAGGTGGAAACATTACTCAATTTGGATGGAAACCTCCAAAGCCAAGTGCAACTATCGATTTAGATTCTTTTATGACTAAGAAGTTTATTCCCTCAATGCGTAAAGCTTTCCAGGATGCTGGCTTTGAAGGTAAAGAAGATGGCGATGCAGCATGGCAAGACTCTAACTTGCTTGTTTCTATTAGAGGTGTCATCTACCCGATCTTTAACGATTACTCTTGGGATAGAGAAGCCCGCAATGTTTACTACGCTGGTAGTGGTGGGGATGTTGCACTAGGCGCACTTGAAGCTTTGAACTACTCAAAAATCAGTACACCCGCGGCCGCCGAAAAGGCTGTGAGACGGGCAATTGAAATCGCCTGCAAGCATGACATCTATTCGGGTGGCGAGATTCATACATACATACAAGAGGCATAATTTCTGTCATCCTTTGTGGGTTCGAACGAACAATCACATTGATCAGTGAGGAAACTATAAATGTCAAGCTACAATTCACCCGCGGCCGTTGGTTCTGCCAACGCTACCGGAGCAGAATCCATTACAATTGGAGATACTGCAGCAACAACAAACAACAACGGTAATCTTACCGACTCAGCAGGAAACCTACAAACCGACTTTGTATGGGGTAACTTCCCTAAGCAACCAAATGATGAGCGTGCTGATGGAACTCCAACAGCTACCGAAACATATGGCGCTGCACAAAACGGACAGTGGACAACTAAAAGCAAGATTGCATCAGCTCGTCTAAACGCAGCACTGGGAGATAACTCAGATATTGAAGCTGAGTGGGCTGGCTTCCCTTCATTCGTAGAAGCAGCAGGTAACTTTATGGTTACAGCAGCTTCAGGTAACGGAACAACAGTTACATACACATCACAGAACAAGCTTGCAGCAGGAGACTCTGTAAACATCACAGGTCTTACAGCTTCAGCTTACAATCTTTCAGCAGCAACTGTTGCTACAGCAAACGCACTTAAGTTCACAGTAACTAACGCAGCTAGCGCTGGTGAAATTACCGGACAGTGGTACGGCAAAGTAGAAAAGACAACAGCTCGTACAGCAGCTGATGGTGCAGGAATTGGATTCATCATTGTACCTTCAGTAGTTGGTAACACTACAGCAGTAGCCCTTGACACACTTAAGGATGCTGGTTACGAAGCAGCTAACATCACAACTGCTACAGCAGCAACTAACGCAGCTTCAACAATCACAGCAGTTGCACGTACAGGTACAGCAGCAACAATCACCTCAACAGGTGCTGGTGCTAAGTACCCAGTTGGAACCAAGATTACTGTTGCATCACTTGTATCACCAGATACAGCGCTCAACGGTACCTTCACAGTTACAGCAGTTGCTACAGACACAGTTTCATTTACAACAACAACTTCAGGAGCACTATCAACAGGTTCACTTTCTGTTGCTGGTCTCACAGCAGTTGCTGGAACAATCAAGTCTCAGACAGTTGCAGCTGGAACAGCTTCAGTTGCCTCAACAGCTACAATCTCAATCACACCATACGCAACAGCTTCATAATCAACACAAACAACTTAATAGCGCAGAGGCCGGGAGAAATCCCGGCCTTTGGCATATATACGGCAAGCAAGAGTGAGAGGATTAACCATGCACAACGAAAAGCATCAGTTCAACGTTAAGAAGCACAAGCGCCATCGTACGGTAGGTCGCTTGGGTGGTGGCTATGTTGTTGGCGGCATTCCTTGGTCACAGCTTTACTACGGTGGTTATGGTTACTACGGTGGGTATTACGGTGGTGTAGGACCAGGAAATTCTAATAACTCAGGACAGGAGTCTGGAAATGACGGAGATGTTGGAGGATCAGCAGGAGATGCAGCTGGCGACGGTGGGGGTTCGGGAAGCATGTGACAAGTGCTCTGCTAGAGCACAGTTTGGCGCCTTTTTTGGTACAGGCGTCCTAACGTTCTGCGCCCATCACTATAACGAACAGGCAGATGCACTTACAAAATCAGGTGCAGTAGTTAAAATGATATTAATCTAAACAAAGGAACGGATCCTTCTTATGCCAGCACCACAGAATAATCAAGGTTTTGTACAGCCCTCAAGTGGTGGTACAGGCAATTGGCTTTCAAAACTATTTGGAGGAATTGCCGATAGAGGACGTGAACGTTCTATGGCGCAACTTCAATTAGATTTACACGCAGGCAAAGCAGATGTTGATACGTTTCATAGAAAAGAACGCACGACTTGGGACATGGCAACTAAAGATGCGGGTGCTGAGTTAGGTTATGAACGTGCTGGTAGAGAAATAGACCGTGGAATTGCAAAAGGTCCAGACATGACCAAAGCTGGTTTAAGAGGTTTTGATAATGCTGGAAGACCTTCAATGCAAGCAACTGGTCAAAAATACAAAATTGAAAAAACAGATACTCCAGATAAAGTAGATACTCCACCTACTCCACCAGCTGGCGGAACACCTCCAAAAGATCGTGCAAGCAATCCTGCACGTAAAGCAAAAACTCGCAACCCAACTCTTAAAGATACTACAGCAGCTCTTAAAGCAGGAGAGATTGATATAGAGCAAGCCGCAGATCTGAGTCCGACATTTGCTCGTAACTTAGGTAAGAAGACTGCTTCAGATAGCATAACTAATCCAGACTCTGCAGCAACACCCACTAAAGTTCGTAAGCCCCGCACACCAAAGGCAGATGCATAATGGCTAAAGATACTTCAAACACAGGTAGAGATTCTAGCGGAAATGAATTTGATCGCACAAAAAATGAAGTTGTAAAAAAAGGTATAGAAAAAAACGCACAGCGAGCAGATGAAACAATTGTTGCTCAATCAAAAGACGCATCTAATGCATCTATTGAAGCAGGTAACGCTGCACGGCTAGAAGGAATTTCTGCTGGTGGGACTATACCTAAGAATCCAAATGTTCCAGACATACTGCGTGCTAAGCCAACTGTTGAGCCACTTAGTTTAGGAAAAGAAACTGGACGCTCTAAGCGTCGAGTAGGTACTGGACGTAAAGAAAAAACTGGCGTACTTAATTTTGGAACTCTACCTTCTCGACCACCAGGTGCTTCTAAGCCTGCTTCTCTAAACGTTACAGAAAGACCAGAAGTTGCGTCTAATCTTATTGATCGTATGAAATCTGGAATGGGACTTCCTGGATCTGAAAATGGAGATTTAGATTTAGCCTTAAAACTACATGCACGTGATCTTCAAACAGCTAGATCTACTGGCAAAACAGTAAACGACGTTGCACCAAATGATCCACCAGCAACCAAACATATTCACGTATATGGCCAACATCACGCTGCTTATGCAAGAGTAATGCGTGTTCTGGGCATTGGAGATGAAGAAGTTTACAAGAATGCTGCAAGCGCTTCAGGTATGCGCCTACCAGCGTATGTTGCAGGGTTGCATGGAAAAGTTGTACAGCATGAGACTTCTAAGAAGGATTTTACTCAAACGCTAAATGGAGATGAGTATTGGGAACATCCAACAACTAAAGCAATCATTCCAGTATCTGCAAACCACCCTGATATGCCTTCTTCGTTTATTAGATCTGAAGGAATAGTAAATAAAATAACTCGTGGGGCTGACGGTAGAGAAGTACTTGACTCTGGATACAGAGGTTGGGATAAGACAAAAACTCGTGGAGGAAAGGGCGGACAAGAAGTATTACGTTACAGCGCAGGCCCTACAAAAGGCGTAGACCTAATTGATCACCTAAGAGTACAGCTGTTAAGCGAACATGGTTCTTCTAGCACTTCTCGTAAAAAAGGAGCAAGTGTTGCTAATGACATTGCTGATGTGGCTAGCGGTGCTGTTCCTCGTGGCATGAAGCGTTCTGGAAAAAGAAAAGTTGCTGCTGAAGGTTTTGGAAAAGAAAAATATGAAGATACTTATACACCTGTAGCACCTACTCCTAATCCTAGAGCTTTTGATAAGCCTAAGCCACCAAGTGCAAAGAGTGGAACAGTTCTATTGGGATCAAAGCCACCAACAGATCTTCCAGACTTTAGTGCTAAAGGTCCTAGAATGGTTCAAGGTAAGCTTCCTGGAACCGGAGTTCCAAAGACTGTAACAGACATTGTATCCCCAGCTCAATACACACGTGCTGAAGGTCCATTAGACAAATGGTCTTCTGGAGCTGTTGGAACATCTGTGGGCAAATCTACTTTTACAGAAGATGACCTTGCTCCACGAATAAAGACTAAAGAAGAAGTAAGAACAACAAGAACCGTTCCTACAGATCGTGATGAGAAACCAAGGGATCCAAACCGCGGACAACAGTTTGCTTTGGACACCACAGGCATGACAGGTGCTCAAGAGTTATCTGCACTTAGATCTGCAGGTGCAGTAGTTCCTTCTGAAAAGAAAGCTAAGAAGACAAAGGCTATGGTTCAACCAAGTTTGTTCCCAGACTTCTCTGTTAAAGAAGGTCGTAAGAATGCATTTGAAACTGCTGGATCAGTCGTTCCAATTTCTGAAGCGTCTAAGAGACTTCAAGGAGACGCTAAGAAGCGTTTTGGAAGAAAAGAAGATGTTATTGCAGTTGAAGGCGGATACGCTGGTGCAGACGATGCAAAGCTTGAACAACCAGAAGGTTCTAGAGCAGACAAGAAGAACATTAAAAAATTAGCTACTGAAAGCTAATCATGCCTAGAGTAACCAGTTTCCCCCCTGAACCTGAAAAGTTTAATGGTTATAAGTCTCTGCGCCACAACGCACGAGAGGCAGCCGAATACTTAACTGGTTTACCGTACGCCCAACCTGACGCACCTAAGTTTGACCTCTATAAGAAGCCTGGACGGGGCGCTAGCGGGGAGTCATCAAACTAATGGGACGTTCAAAGAAAGACCTACATTTCGGCTCTAGAGACGGTCGTGGAGGCGTTGTACGCATGTCTGTAGCAGATCGCACCTCTAAAGCTGCACGTCCTTGGAATGACCCTCAAGTTGTTAATGCTTCCTCTACCTATGGAGTTAAGCTCAAGAGTTATAAAGAAGTACATAGTTACGAAAATACCTTGGAATCTCAAGGTTCTTTAGAATCACACGAACGTTTTACCTGCGGTCCTTGTGGTAAGTTAAACGCATCATGTGCGTGCAAGGGAGATAGTAATGGCTGAAGAAAAGAAGTTTGGTCCCTACAAAGGTTCCAAAGCGAATGGAGGTCGCCCTATCTACGTTTACAAGAAAAAAGTAAACGGTAAGTGGGTTACAACATCGAAAAACAAGGCTCGTGCCGATTACGAATCTAAAAACGGAAAACTACCTAGAGGAACGGATGTTGACCACAAGGACAACAACCACAGCAATGACTCTAAGGGAAACCTAAGGGCATTGAAGCATGGTAAGAACACCGCAAAAGAGAATAAACGAAGAGCTGGTAAGAAAGAAAACGAAAAGTAAATAGAAAAGGCCCGGTCTCCCGGGCCTTTACTATTATTTAATTTTTAGTGAAATCATCAAACCATTTAGTAATGCCTGGTTCTTCAGGGTCCCCATCGTAAGCTCCAGGGCCGTAACCCCAAGAACTCCAATTTGTTCCCCTACCAGTCATGTAGAACGCTGCTTGAGCGTTTATTACCGGGTCTAATAGTTCCACGTCGGTTTTGATACCAAACTTCTCTCTACGGCTTTCTGCCAGATCGCCAAACATATTGATCTGAAATAATCCATAGGAGTTGTCCCCTGTGGCTGAAGTCTTGTTATGTGAGTCTGGGTTACCCCTGGACTCTTTCATAACTACTGACCAAGCTACTTTTAGGTTGTTGCCTTTGAATCCGACTAGGGATAGCAGGTCTTTCAACTCGCTATTAGTCAGGTCTGTTGCCCCACGGTATCTGTCGAGTGGATCTACGACCTCTACTATAGTTTGTGTTGGGGTTTCTTTACTTATGTGCTCGGTAGCCATAGCTGCGGGGATACCGCAGATCAACATTAAATAGGCCACCATAATTGCAATTTGAGAAGTTGCATCTTTATTCACACTATCTCCTAGGCTAGAAGGCCAGTTCTTACCCTATGCGACTGTCACCCGCATAAAAGCAATCCGGCCTATGTCTGCCGGATTCGTACTGCAACCCTTTTGTTACGTAGTTAGTGATGGCCCAGATGCCTGAACCATGGATATACCGTAGCAGTAACTACAGGGGGTCAGCAACCAAGAAACCCATGTAGAATATCTTTTTGTCTAACGAGAGGAAAATCACATGACAACTTGGTCAAAACCATGGAATACTGAAGAACCAGTAGCTCCAGCACCAGTAGTAGAGACACCTGTAGTAGAAACACCCGTTGCAGAGCCTGTAGTAGAAGAAACAAAGAAAACTACAAAGAAGACAACTGAAGCGCCTGCAGAATAATGCGCATTGAGCGCATAGTTACGAGACAAGGGCATCCCGTACCTGAGACTGCGCATTCGCCTAAGGGACCATTCCCACCAGAGCTGTTTGATTCTCCTGAGGTAATCTCAGACTATCAACCACAGCCTGATGGTGGTGTAGAGGTTCCTGTTGGCGGAACATCTCAAAATAGTTTTACTGTACAAAGATGGTATCGGTGTAAAATTTGTTTAGAACCTCTACGAGAAGTAGAAGTTATGGGACACGACTGTGAGGTATAAGATTGGCAAATCCAAGAACTGTTGGATCTCTTTATTGGCATACACTGGTATATCCGGTAAAGCCACCAATTTTGTGGGAAAGAGCTGAAACTCAAGAAATAGCCTTACCGTTTAGGGGTGGAGTTGGAGTTTCAATACGACTACCGTTCACTAGACTGGCTTTAGTTGTAGGTAAGTGGAATTCATCGTATGATGAGAGCCAGGCACTAACCAATGCTATTCGTGGTAGATATCTCCCAGACGAAGAAATAAACTGGGACTTTGTTAGATTTGGAGCACAAGATGATCAGCATTAATTTTCGTAAAGAAAAAGTACAGAAAGAAAAGTCTCGTATAGAAAAAAGAGTTGAGACGCTACCCACATCAGACTTAATGCCCTGGACAGAGAACGCCCTATACACAATTGGTCGTAATCTTTCTACTTGGCAAAAAACTAGAGACCTTGCTTCTTTAGAAGAGGCCCGCATAGGTGCAGAAGCTTTGCACGTTATTCTGGAGTCTTTGGTAAAGCGACACTCTAATGGATGATTTTGAGTACGA